TGTACTCTCTCCATCAGTTCCTGATTGATTATACTTAACGAATAATGTAATTTCATCTACACCCTCACTTGGTGGAAGAATAAAGTTCTTTATAGTTCCAACAATACCTGAATTTTGCCCTCTAACTCTAGTTCCCTTTCCATTATTATTTGATATGATATTGCTTAAGTAAACTGATACATCAATGCCAAGATGTGTTGGATTTACCTTAATAGAAAAATATGATGGATCATACTCAATGCCACCAGGAATGACCATCGAACCTTCTTTGAAGATATGTTTTCCAAACGATTCAACTTGATTTTGTAATATGGACTGTAAACCAGTTAATTCCCTTGCTTGAACTGGATGACCAGGTCTAAACAAAATTTTATAAAAGTTTTTCGCCTTATCAAAATCATCATAATAAGGACTAATATTTAAGTTGGTCTTTTGTGGCATTGTTAGAATTCGAGTATGATTTTAATGTCTTCCTTTTGTCGAGAGTTTCTCACAATTTCAGGTCGATTATCTAGATAGATAATTTCTCCCGACCCTTTATTTATCTCAGATTGAGATAATCCTGCATTAAAATTGACTCCAAGGTTAATTAATTTGTTTCCTGTAGGATTATCTGTTGCCTTTGAGAAAGAAGTGTCAATTGACCCTGAGAATTTAGATGTTTTTCCCTTTACATTATTAGCGGTGTTTGATGACTCAAACGGATAAGCTCTACCTGATGTAGATATCCCAGTATAATCTGTATGGTCATATGATGCTTTATTAAAGTATAATGAACGATCTGTAAAATACTTCATTACTTTAGTTTCTTTATCATAAGAAGCAACAAATCCAGTTGCCACTTTTCCAGCGTTTGGTGATACTGTCAAAACTTGACTAATTTCTTCACCGACTTGAGGTGAAGTTGTATTACTAATTGTAGAAAACTTAAATGCCTGTAATGATGAAAAAGTTGTATCTGTATAAACAGTGCTAGTATCAATTTTTGTTGGATTTTTAACTATTCCGACTTGTGCAAATGAAGTATCGACAGGAAAATCCTTAGTAGAGTCATCAAATCTCGCATATATTATAACTTTATCTGTACCTAGTTCAGTATAAACATCAGATCCATGTCCTAATCCAGGTGGTATGATTGGAATTAATTTAGCTCTACCTGTCGCACTTACATTACTATTAAGAGTTCCTAAATCAACTAACCCATATGAATAACCTTTTCCACCAGCACTAACTGTAACATCAGTTATCTTACCATTAACAACATCAATTCTTGCTTTTGCACCTGTACCATCTCCAATAATATCAACTTCTTGACCTAAACCATTTGCATAACCTGTTCCAGCATTTTCAATATAAACATGTTTAATCTGATTTAAATTAACATCTGAATTACCATTTTCTCTCACTGCTCTTATTTGAGAGTCAGTGCTTGTTGACCAATTGTTAGGAACTGTGATGTATTCAGTTGAATCAAACTTAATAATATCACTAGGTGAGACGGTAAAGAGATACTTCCAAACATACCCATCTCCACTATTACCAGCTTTAGATGGTTCTAAATCTGTGAATGTTGGTTCGTCTTGAGATATGTTTCCTTTTGGATCAGCACCAGTTGAACCATTATCAATACAAATATAAACTTTGAAATCTGAATTTAAAACATAATAATTAGCATCATATAATCTATTTGCACTGGTAAGTGGTGTTTGGTTATTTGGATTTATATCATTTCTATAAATTTCATATCTTGATCCTGCAGTCCAGTCTACTCTTCTTATAATTCTTCTTATATTTGCTGACGATATCTTTTTACCGAACATCATTGTATCACCAGCATGAGCACGATATGCAAAACTATCTGTTGGTGCTGGTGTGGCACTATCCCAGTCAGATGTCCTACCATATCCCGCAAGGGTAGGTGCTCCTGTAGGATTTGCTAGTCCTAAAAAAACATAATAAGAATTATTTGTATTTTCGACTGATTCTACAAAATTATTTGCGTTCAGAATTCTAAACTGATCAGTAACTATTGCTGGCATCGAATCTTAACTTTTCTTTTTATTTATAAGGGGTTCCATAATCAAAGTCCAAACACTCTAATCGAACCAGTTGATCTTAGACCCCTAACAGACGTAGATACAAAGTTTTTACGAGTAATTGTTGGGAAAGTAGATAATCCTGAATCCACTGTTAACCCTGTAACACCTATAGATATTGGGTTTGTAGCCCTTGTTAAATTAGCACCTTTTAATATACCCCAATTCAATTGACCAAGTGAAGTCGTCATACCCGCTTGACCAGTTGAATGGAATCCAACCGTATTAATACCAGATATGGAAGATGCACTGTTTGTGTGTACAAAACATGTTACCGCACCGCTATTTGCATTCTTGAATGAAATACTTTGGACAATGTAAATGTTATCAACAAATGTAGTGCCAATACCAACAACATTTGCATTAACTCCATCAATAGATGTTAAACCGTTACCTACCTTAGTATTAGTAACTAATATAGGATAACCCTCCTTTAATTCATTTGCCACAGCGTTGACGACAACTCCATCAGCATTTTCGTTTACTGCATCAAAGAAGAATTTTAGTGCAGGTCCACCACCACTTCTAGTGGTTTGCTGAATACCAGTGATGATACCAGTAAATCCTTGTACAGTTTCAATTGTCTGTATTTTTTCAGTTTGGAATGAAGGTAATTCTATTATTGTTTGTGGTGGATTTGTAAATGTATAACCTGTACCTGCATTTGTAATTGTGGTAGATGTGACCGATCCATTACTTACAATTGCAGTGGCAGTAGCTGTTGTACCAACTCCAACTGGAGGAGCAATCTTGATTGCAATATTTCCTGAATAACCTGTACCAGAGTTCCCTATAGTTAAAGCAGTAATTGAACCAATACCTGAAACTGTAGCAGTAACAGCAGCACCAACACCGATTGCACCAGATGATATAAGAGCATCAACTTTATTATCACCTGACTGTGAATATCTTTCCTTTTCGTAATGGAACGCAGTTGCATCATCAACAAATATACTTTGACCAACTCCTACTCCACTTATTGTTGTTAGATTACCAATAATTTTTGCAGTAGGATTAATTTGAGGTTCGATTGATGATCTTGTTTTGCTCACTATTTCACCATTAAGTATCACATCTACTTTTTGTTTTTCCCATCTGACAGGTTTTTTATTTGTTTCATCAATACCAATTCCAGTATAAATGTCAGTTTCAACTAGATCTGCCTGTAAAATTTGTTTTACTATTCTGTCATTAGTTTGAGCAGTTGATATACCTATGGCATCATTTTTTTCAACTCTAAGTTCATCACCAATTTTAACTGTTTCTTGAACATCTTTAATAATGACATCAACTCCTTCTTGTCCCTTATAGAAGAATATATCAACCTTATCTCCAGAATCTGGTGCCTCATTAAATGTAAATGTAGATCCTCCTTCAAATTGATATGAATCTTTGGGTTTTTGTAGAACACCATTTACAAATACAAGCAATACAGCATCCAAATCAATCAATTGAGATGTTGAATTTGTAACATCTTTCTCAAAACTTAGAAGTTGACCATTAAAGAATAATGGGAATCTAACCTTTTTACCATCTTGAAGATTAGATATACTATCAATAAAATCAATCTCACCAAATTGCCAAGCAGAGAATTTGTCTCTGAATATTTCTAGAACCTCTAATTCAAACTCTTGTATTGGTGCCGATAAATGAGCAGCAGTAACGAGACCAACAGGTCTAAATTTATCACCAACCTTAAATGAATGACCAGGTCTTGTGATGCTAAATTTATTAATCTCAAACAGCGTGGATCCAATGCCAACAGATGTTCTTGATGCACCCACTTCAACATTAAGCAACAAACTTGAACCTGTGTCAGTTGTAGTACCAATACCTAATCTTGATATACCTTCAACGGGTAGATTCTCGTATATTGGTTCAGGTATTATAAGTGCTGGATTAACGTAACTTGTGCCAGCAGAAACAATGTTAAATGCTAATGTTCCACCTACACCAACAGTAGCAGAAATATTTGCACCTGTTCCTCCACCACCACCTTGACCAACAAAAATAGTGATTGTATCAGTTGTGGTTTCTCTAATCGCTGTTTGTATACCTGCAACTGGATCTCCGTTTGGATTACTTGTAATTGAAAGTCCTCTAGGATATGGATGATTACCAAAGAATCCATCTTTAGAGCATTTGAATATTAATCCACCTGTATCAATACCAACAGTATCACTAGTTGTTAGTCCATGACTTGGAATAGTTAATTTTAGAAGACCACTATGTGATTCATAATCTGCATCAGTCGCTGTAAATGCATTTGCACCAGACGCTGCAAAACTACCCTTTCTGATT